ATGCCATAGCCACCGAAGGGTGGTCTGGATACTTTCCAACACGGCATCTTGGCGGCGGCAATATCGATGAAAGCATTGTGAAGAAATGGCTACAAGCGCACCTTAAAACAGAGTGCGACAAGGTCATGCATAACGCCCAGTACGATCTGGGCTGGTGCCAAGCAATGGGCTTCGAAGTCAACGGACGTATCATAGATACTATGATGACCGCCAATCTGTTAGATGAAAATAGATTTAGCTACAGCCTTAACGCGCTGGGCTATGATTATCTGGGTCAAACGAAAAACGAAAAAGATCTGGTCGAAGCGGCAAAAGAATTTAACGTTGATCCTAAAAGCGAAATGTGGAAGCTACCCGCCCAGTTTGTCGGGCAGTATGCAGAACAGGATGCAAAACTTACCCTTAAACTATGGGAGCATTTCCAAATAATGCTCAATAGAGAAGATCTTTGGAATATCTGGGAGCTTGAAACCAAGTTGTTACCGTGTCTCGTCGATATGACCATGCGGGGCGTGCGGGTCGATCTCGATAAGGCCGAGCGCAGCAAACAACACGTTATGAAGCGTGAAAAAGAATTAATGGTCAAAATTAAAAAGACTGTTGGAAAGGACGTAGAAATCTGGGCCGCGCAATCCATTGCCAAAGCCTTCGATAAAGTCGGGCTCGAATATCCCAGAACAGAAAAGGGCGCCCCGTCATTTACCAAGCAATTCCTAAGCGACCATCCGCACGAGCTGCCGCAAGCAATAGTACAAGCAAGATCGTATAATAAAATCAATGGCACCTTTATCGACGGCATTTTGCGCTTTGTTGGTAAAGACGGGCGCATTCATGGGCATATCAATCAAATTAGATCAGACGATGGCGGCACGGTCTCTGGCCGTGTTTCCATGTCTAACCCCAACCTTCAGCAAATTCCTGCGCGGGATCCAGAACTGGGGCCAATGATCCGAAGCCTGTTCCTACCCGAAGAGGGCGAGCAATGGGCGTCCATAGATTTCTCGCAACAGGAACCACGGATCGCGGTTCATTACGCGGATGCATACGGCAAAAGCACCAAAACAGAGCTAAGTGGCGTCGTAGACATGGTGGATGCATATACAAATGATCCAGACACCGATTTCCATACGATGGTTGCAGAAATGACAGGGCTCAAGCGTAAAGCAGCCAAGTCCGTTGGGCTCGGTATTATTTATGGCATGGGCGTGAACAAACTTGCAGGCGAATTAGATGTGTCCGTTGAAGAAGCCAAAAACATTTTAAAACAATTTAACTCAAAAATGCCTTTTCTAAAGCAGCTCAACGGAGGGGTACAGCGTAGATTGGGAGATCGACGATCAAGCGGATCTATAAGATCCTTGCAAGGGCGAAAGTGTAGATTTAATCTCTGGGAGCCAGATACGTTCGATATGCATAAAGCCATGCCTTACGACGAAGCAGTCGCGGCCCACGGTGCAACTACTCGTTTAAAGCGTGCAATGACCTACAAAGCGCTAAATCGTTTGATACAGGCGTCTGCCGCAGATATGACTAAGACGGCTTGGGTCAAAGTATACGAAGCAGGGCATCTACCGCTCATCCAAGTACACGACGAATTGGCATTTAGCGTGCCAAACTTGGAAAAAGCTAAAGAAATACGAGAAATCATGGAGAATTCGATGCCATTATGCATTCCAAACAAATGCGATATTGACATTGGAGCAAATTGGGGAGAGACTAAAGAGACTTAAACCTCGATCCGCAAATCACGTTGGTTTAAGTACTGCTCGATAGTAGTCAAAAGCGGTTCTTTTTGTTCTCGCGTTGACATATTGACCTCACACTTGGCCCTCGTTTTCTCTCTTTACGAAAACGAGGGTTTTTTTCTTGAACTTTCTATAAAATCTTATATATTCTCAGATAAAATAAGGGTTTTGTCACATGGATACAAAAAAATGGGCAAGTGTGCTTGTTCCACGAGAAACCTACGAAGAGTTGGTGGCCGTCGCTTTCATTGAAGGGCGCACGATTGGGGGTCAATTGCGCCTGATGTTTGAATTTTGGAAAAGTAAAAACCTTACACCAAATGATTTAAAGGTTGTTGAGGTTCAAAAAGGAAAAAATAAGACGGCTAGGGACAAAGCTAAAAAAGAAGAGCTCGACACTGCCGCCCGAGAAGAATTAGATAAAATAGTTATCTAAACAAGATAACCTTTATTACGCCATCTTGAAGTTATTTTTTTAAGTTGCGCCTGAGCGCGCCATAAGTCCTGCTGCGCGCTCGACGAAGCATCGTTTCTTCGTGCCGTATCTTCAAGATTATCAACAATTGTATTCCAATACTTCAAAGTTCGCTTATCTAAGTAATGTAATGGAATACGTTTATCTTCAGTCATTTTTTAATTGCCTCCTTCCGCCACGATTGTCTTTCTTACGAAAAGAAAGATTATACCTCTTCGCTTGGCTGTAGACGCACTGTGGAGATACGTTCAGCGCGCGAGCGGTCTCCGCTATAGTATAACCATCTTCAGAAAATTTTCGATAGTTTTCTAACGGTATGCCTTTTTTAAGAGGGTGATTGCTAAGTTCCGCCATCAGGTTTAATCCTCGGTCTAATTAATCTCGACACTTTATCAGTAGTCTGGCACGTCATCATAATATCATTGCCATAAAGGTCGTACAGATGGTTATAGATACCATCTGCACTTCCGCTATTCATGGCCGACGCGCAATGTTTCTCGCTTTCAAACCAAACCGCCGTGTCAATTTTTTGATCCTGCACACTATAGGAAATCAAAAGAGCCGTGAAATACTCAATCATACGGTACTCCAAATCAAAACGCCCACAATAATGACGGCTATAAGCAATGCCCCGATAACCCTGCGCTTGCGCTTTTGACTTTCTGTTTCTGCCACCAGTTGCCCCTGAACAGAACGCTCGACGGCTTCAACAAAGGGATCGACCCTCGGCTTTTCTATCGTGCGAATACGATCGCGCGCCACGGGCGTTTTTTTAGGCTTAACATTGGCTTTAACCCATTTATTGATTTTGGTTTTAGACCAATGTTTTTTCTTTTTGTATTTCTGTTGACTCGGACTAATACCTGTTACTTCTTCAGGCTCTGGAAAAGTCTTGAGCCGTGTGCGGCGGTATATGGTTTGTACAGATAGTCCGGTTAGTTCGACGACTTGGTCGATATTTAATAATTGTTTTGGCATTGTTTCCTCCTTACCAATTTAAAGGTTTTTCGTCCCCAGTAATGGGGCAATCAAAGTGGCCATCAGCATTGATGTCCTGCTTGTGATCCTCTTTCAGAATTCGATAGAATTCCTCTTCGTTTTTGGCTTCGATCGTGCCAAACATAGCACCGTAGTCGCCATCAAAACAAAAATGATACTTATGCATTTTCGCACTCCTCTTCATATTCTTTATAGTCCTGAACGCGCTTAGCAGTGCTCTCTTTCAAATGCTCTGGGAGCTCGGCGCCCTGATAAAGAAAAGCGCTGTCCTCATAAAGAATGTCCATCCACGGTTCAGCGCACATGGAAAGCGGCTTGTGATAAACTTCCACGTCGTCAGGATATTCCCAATTGTGAAGATAAACGCAGTGCTTATCGTCAATGACTTGCGTCCAATGCAAATCATAACCCGTGCGCTCGCCCAAGCTAATAGCCAATGCTTTGCGTCGTTTGACGTCTTCGTTTTCTTTAACCATTATTTTCATGCTCCTCAACGTTAATATCTACACAGAAGGTATCATCCCCAGATTGATGCTCATCCCAAATGCGATGTTCAGACGCAATTCGTTTTGCATTATCTTCCGACACTTCTAAACCTAATTCCTCAAAATCATCCTCATCTATGAAAAAGACATTTGTTTGAGTAACGTTAACTTTAAAACAATTACTCATCTTCACAACCCTCCAAAGTATACAGGATTGAACCGTCTTCGTTCTTATCAAAATCACCATCATAACTTTTTCGGTGAGTTTCGACGCTTCCTTTTTCAATTAATTGGATAGCTTCCTCTTCTGTTTTAGCTTCCACTTCGTGCGACTCCACAACTATATAGCTGCGCAAAAGATTAAATTTTGGCATCATTTACCTCCTTATGATTTTCCCAATACATTTCAATTTTAACGTTTTGATAGCGACAATAGCCAATAGCTTCGTGGGCTAAGCGTTGCTCAGTATGCTCGCCAAACATGGCTTTAGTCGTGCCATCGTCCTGCAAAACTAAATCCATAAAGTAACCCCCTTCCCCGTCTTTATTGTCCCAAGCCAAGACGCGCCCGTTACGAGATAACGAAACAGGCGCCGCACCCAGTATGACGCTCAGCTCACACGCCGTATCGACAAACTTGGAAATGCACTCAGGCATTGGTTCATGGAATTCGTAACACATTATTCCGCCTCCTTATCGGGCTCAATGCGCCACGTTCCATTCCTCACATCCGCAAACTCGAAGCAGTTGAGAAACTTCTCTTCCGCTTCTTTCACACTATCCGCTTCAATATCTTCGGATAGCTCAACAGTGACCTTGTAACGCATTATTTCACCCCCGCTTTTTTACCGAGGTTCTTGAACCGCTCCATCAGATCCCGATTAATCATAAGAGTGTTTTCACTTAGATCCGCCTGCAAATTTCTGATGGCATTCTCTAACCGTTCGATTGAACAGTTAATCTGCCCGTAGTAAGGTATTTCTTTTTCGAAAGCCTCACGATCCGATTTCTTCCAATCTTTTAAAAGATTTTCAAAAAAAGTTATGTCCGCCTTAGCAGCGTCCAATTGCTGCCTAAAGTGGTTTTCCAAAATATGGTACTTAATTTTCATTGTCGTCTCCTTGTTACTTGACAAATATAAGATGATATAAGATATATGGGTTTGTCAAGTAAAAAAACAAGGAGGTAATATTATGAAAGTAGAAGCGACCGTCGAAAACTGCGAAGAATGCAGTGGCACGGGTAAAATATCATATGAACGGCCAGAGCCGTGGCTATGTAGAGATAGCCCCCCTTCTTTAGAAGAGGTCACCGAAGACTGCGAAGAATGTGGCGGTCTAGGGACAGTGCAAATAATTAATTTAGATTCGGAAAGCGAAGAACTGAAACAAATACTTAATGCGGAAAGAAAAAAAATGCTCACAACGATAACAGATAAAAGACCCACGTTAAAAGAAGCTCAAGATATAGTCGGTGGTTATGTAGAAATGGTCATAGATACTGACCTAATGCAGCTCATGGTTGACGAAGAAGGGCTCTTAAAAAACTTACCCTTCAATCCAGAAGCCAGCAAAATGGCCGACCGTCATATTGTAGGCAGCGCGCTCATTCTAAAAGGCGCCGCCATGTGGACGCACGAAGAAACACCCGCGCAACAACCCATCGACGAAATGCTCGACAGCGTCTTTAAAAAAGTTTTTAAAGATAAATGGTAAAAAACACGGCGCCGTGGTACATTTAAGTATGACAAATAAATTAGAAAATATGATTATAGACGCTAAAGTCACAACCGAGGTCATAACCGATGCGCTCGACGAATGCTTCGGTTATGATTGTGAGCCCCACGTCGTCTATACATCAGCACTTCAAACAGTCCTGCTTAGCATGCTCCAACAAACTAACGATAAACAAAGCGTCATAGACGTGGCTAAGTTTTGTATAACCGCCGCATCCCTCATGGACGAATTAGATGAAAGCACAATCCACTAATGATTTTTATAAATAAACAGAAAAACCTTATCGACGTCGTGTCCTCACGTAAAGCTGCTGAAAAAGATTACGACGATATTATCTGGGATTACGGGGTCAACGACCCACGGCTCGCGGAGCTCGCAAATCAGATCCAAGAATACGAAGAGCTCGAAAAAGAAGGCATTACAATTTCACCTAATTTTTGATGTTTCACGTGAAACAATTT